GGCAGCATTCGTGAAGTATGGTGTGAACTCATTCCTTGCAACAAAGGTTACCTTCTTCAATCAGTTGTATGATTCAATCGCGAAGTTTGGATGCAACTATCCAACCGTTGTCAATGCAATCGGTAAAGATGAACGTATTGGTATCGGACACACTCGTGTGCCAGGCTATGATGGTAAACGTGGGTTCGGGGGTGCATGTTTCCCCAAAGACACAAAAGCATTTACATTGTTTGATAATGACTTGACATTAATTGAGAAATGTGTTAATATAAACAATGAATATCGTAAACAATATGAATTAGATGAACGTGAGGAATCAAACAATGTCGATTATGGACAAACTGAAGAAGAACTCGAAAATCAAGACGACGGAGATTCTGTCGGATAGCAAGTTCTTCACTGAAAAAGATATGGTGCAAACAGATGTTCCGATGGTGAACGTTGCCCTATCTGGTAGTATTGACGGCGGTGTCACGCCAGGCTTGACAGTCTTGGCAGGCCCAAGCAAGCACTTCAAGACTTCATTTGCACTCCTGATGGCAGGAGCATATCTGAAGGCAAAAGAAGATGCAGTTCTGCTTTTCTATGATAGTGAGTTTGGTTCACCCCAATCCTACTTCGAGCAGTTCGGGATTGACACTAGTCGAGTTCTGCATACGCCGATTGCGAATGTAGAGGAACTCAAGTTCGACCTGATTGGTCAATTAGAAGAACTTGACCGCAATGACAATGTGATTATTGTCATCGACTCTATCGGTAACCTTGCGTCTAAGAAAGAACTTGAGGATGCAATGAACGAGAAGTCGGTTGCAGATATGTCTCGTGCTAAAGCATTGAAAGGTTTGTTCCGTATGGTAACTCCCTACCTGACCATGAAGAACATTCCAATGCTGGCCGTCAACCACACATACAAAGAGATTGGTCTCTTCCCGAAGGACATCGTAGGTGGTGGAACGGGTATCTACTACAGTGCAGACAACATCTGGATTCTTGGTCGCCAACAAGATAAGGTTGGAACTGAAATCAAAGGTTATCACTTTGTAATCAATGTGGAGAAGTCTCGTTATGTTAAAGAGAAAAGTAAAATCCCTATCTCTGTTTCTTGGGAAGGTGGTGTCCAGCAGTTTAGTGGTCTTCTTGATGTTGCTTTGGCTGGCGGTTACGTTGTTAAGCCATCTAATGGTTGGTATAGTGTCGCTGGTGACGAGAAGAAAGTTCGGCAGGCGGATACGCTCAAGAAGGAATTTTGGACTCCAATCTTCGAGGGGACAGACTTCGCAGAGTTCATCAAGTCGCAATACTCAATCGGACTTGCCCAAAAAGTAGATATGGATGAGATTGTCGATGCCGTTGAATGATTTCATAGGACTGATATTCATAGTCGGTATCGTGATTGTTATCTCTGTATGGTTGGAGAAACGATGATTGACCTAGATAAACTGAGTGAAGATATTCACTATCAGATTATTCCGCAGGAAGATGACGAGAGAAACTGGGATGTTCGCATACTTGAAGAGTTCCCTGAGACGATTATTCGTTTCGGGAACATCAAGTTTGTCGGTGATGGCCCTGAAGATGACAACGGATACCTGACCTTCAACTCTGAGGTTGTATTCAGTCCTGACCCTGACCTGACAATGGAAGACTTGACATTACAGGAATATTGTGGTAGAATACTAAATTCAATAATCGAGACATCTATCTCTGATGGTAGTATGATTGCTCGTGATGACAAGACAGGCGAAGTGCTTGTCCATGATGATATGATAGAGGAACTAGAGAATGAATATCAATTTGGAACAGACAGTTCTGAGGAATTTACTGACTAATGAAGAATACATGCGTAAAGTTCTTCCGTTTGTTGCGCCTGACTATTTCGAAGGTGTATACAAAGGTCTGTTCAAAGAGATTGCGAAATTTGTTTCGGACTACAATAAACTTCCGACTCTCGAAGCATTCAAGATTGAGATAGACCAGAACAATCGTCTGAGTGAAGACGATTACCGCATCGCAGTAGAACTACTGCCTAACATCTTTACACCCGAACCTGAGAATCTTGAGTGGTTGATTGAACGCACAGAGAAGTGGTGTCAAGACCGTGCGGTGTTCAACGCAGTGATGGAGAGTATCTCTATCATTGATGGTAAACATGCAACCCTACAGAAGAACGCAATACCTGATGTTCTGAGTAAGGCTCTGGGTGTGACCTTTGATACCAACATCGGTCACGACTATCTGGAGAATGTAGAGGAACGATTTGATTTCTATCACCAACAGGAAGAACGTGTCCCGTTTGACCTTGACCTGTTCAACAAGATTACCAAAGGTGGTCTGCCTAACAAGACACTGAATATCGCACTCGCAGGAACGGGTGTCGGTAAATCATTGTTCATGTGTCACATGGGTGCATCTGCATTGTCGCAGGGTCGTAATGTTCTCTACATCACTATGGAGATGGCAGAGGAACGCATCGCAGAACGGATTGACGCGAACCTGTTGAATGTTCCGATTGACCAACTGGAGAACCTGTCTAAGGATATGTTCACCGACAAGGTATCCACACTATCTGCAAAGACTAATGGTAAACTTATTATCAAAGAATATCCTACGGGTCAGGCAAACACATCTCACTTCCGTGCGTTGTTGAATGAACTGAAACTGAAGAAGAACTTTGTTCCCGAACTTATCTTTATTGACTATCTAAATATCTGTGCGTCATCACGAATGAAAGGAATGGGCGGTGCTATCAACTCATATTCATACATTAAAAGTATTGCAGAAGAAATTAGGGGACTCGCAGTCGAGTTCAACGTTCCGATTGTATCTGCAACGCAAACGACTCGTTCAGGTTATTCTAATGACGATGTTGGGCTTGAAGACACGTCCGAATCTTTTGGACTGCCCGCTACCGCAGACCTCATGTTCGCCCTCGTCTCAAACGATGAACTGAACGCGATGGGTAAGATTATGGTCAAACAGTTGAAGAACAGATACAACGACCCGACCAAATACCAACGGTTTACTCTGAAGGTTGACCGTTCTAAGATGCGACTCACTGATGATGACGATGCGGATGACCCCGTAGTGGATGACCGTCCTGCATTTGATAAGTCAGAAGCCGCAGAACGATTCAAAGACTTTAAGATGGAGTAGACATGGACGCATTATTACACACAATCATTGTCCTTGCGACAGTATTCTTTTCTTTCTGGTTCGGTCTCTTTCGTGGGTTTCAACGAGGACTAGAAGAAGGACTCGCAGAGGGTTCTGCAATTGCATTGAAACAAACGCTGGAATATATGCGTAGTAAGCATGACATACATATCACAGATTACGATATCAACCAAGCATCGGAGTTTCTAAGAAATGAACGAAGTTAATCTTATCGCATTGAGTAAACCGTCTGCAATCACAGATTGTAAGACAGCCGCAGACCTGATTGCATATACCGCACGGGTGAGTAATCCTGCAAATCAAAACAACACGGCAACCGCACCTAAGTTATTGCGTTACTTGATTCGAGAACAACACTGGTCACCATTTGAGATGGTGCATATGACTATGGAAATCAAAACGACACGCGACATCGCTCGTCAGATTTTACGTCACCGTTCATTCTCGTTCCAAGAGTTTAGTCAACGATATGCAGACCCCACCCAAGACCTTGACTTCATTCATCGTGAGGCAAGACTACAGGATACCAAGAATCGTCAGAACTCTGTAGAGACAGATGATAAAGATTTGTTAGAAAAGTGGAATATGCATCAGTCGAAAACAATCAATGCCGCATATAAGGCATACGAGTGGGCAATCGAAAATGGCATTGCGAAAGAACAGGCTCGTGCAGTTCTTCCTGAAGGTAATACTGAATCGGTTTTGTATATGTCAGGCACATTGCGTAGTTGGATTCACTATTGCGAACTTCGCCGTGGTAATGGAACGCAGAAGGAACACTCATTGATTGCCGACAAGTGTTGGGAGATTATCGGTGTTCACTTCCCTGACATCGTAGAAGCATTGAATGACTGAGATTGTAATCCGTAATAAAGAGTTTCTCAAAACTCTGGATGACACACTTGATAAGTTTCTACCGCACACCGATGCGATGGTAAAACTAAGTTCGCATCTTGGCCCTGCACCAATCGGAGAGGGTGAACAGTATTGTAAACCCGACCATCTGTGGGAAGTTATGAAACGAGACCACGTTGGATTTCCTGAAGAGGGATACGGGTTTCAGGTGGCGCATGGTGCAACGATTCTCCCCGAAATATTTGAACCACTCAAACTGTGGACAAAGAATGAACTGGTTCGTATCTTCGGTGCGAACAATAACTCTCTGACATCATACTATCCACCCAAAGGGTTTGTCGGTTGGCACACAAACTGGAATGCCTTTGGGTATCAACTCATTCTCACATGGAGTGAGAGTGGTGATGGATACTTTACTTATTATAACAAGAAGAATGAAGAGTTTGTCAAACACGAAGATGTCAAGGGGTGGCAAGCTCGGTGGTATCGGTTTGGTCGCAAGGATGAAGAAGAACACCATTGTTGGCATGCTGCATGGACAGAGTGTCCTCGCTTTACTCTTGCGTTTAAGTTTCCCTATGGACATCTATCAGAGAAACACGACCAAGCATATGACGCGATACAAGACCTAATTTATGATATAGAAAATGGTTGACAAACCTATTCAGGTTTGATATAATACGAGAATGGAAAATCAAAATATTACACGGAT